GCGCGGGTGCTTCATCCCGCGAACTTCCCGATGAGCTGCACGAGCATGTAGATCGACACGAGCGCACCGGCGATACCGCCGCCCCAGCCTGCGATCTTCCCGAAGACTCGGGCCCCCGCGATCATGTCGCGGATGTCCTTGGTTTCCTTGACGAGCGTTTGCATCATGTCGTTCCCACGATGCTGCTCGCTCTTGATCTCGATCATGCATCGCTCGAGCGTCGCCTGGTTCTCCTCGAGACGCCCGATTCTGCGGTCGTGCGAGTACCAAAGCGCCTTCTCAGGTGGATCGCTCATACGTGCCGAGTTGTTCGGGTCCATGTCGTCAACCTCGATCTCGTAAACGACGTCGCCGTTCTGTTCGTTGTCCGGGAACACGTCTCTCGCCTCACTCCCCACTTGGCCATCCGCCATAGATCTCGACCGCCGCAAGCTCGGCGGCCGTCGTCGCGCTCTCAACAGCAGCCTTCAGAGCTCGAGCGTGCTGATGCAAGGCATTGCCGTAGAGCGCAAAGGCGACAGGAATCCCGATGACGCCAGCGGCGTCGAGCGGTAGCTCGCTGTTGTCCGCGCATGTCCAGTCGAGCTGGAAGGTCTGGCCGGCAGCGATCGCGGCCTGAGCCGCTTGCACCGCGACGTTGAAGCGCAGAACGGAGCGCTCTGTCGAATCCAGGCGCTTGCCCACGTAGGAGAAGCCGGCGGCCTCGAGCCTGTCGCGTTCGGCGTTGATCGCCTCGCGAAGGCGCACCTTCTCTGCGGCCAAGCTGGCAGCGGCTTCTTCGGCAGAGAGATCGACGATCTTCCAGTCCTGCCACCACCTGTCGCCAATCTGAATCGGTATCGACTCGATCACTCGTTGCGTGATTCGATCGTGCGTAGGCACCGGAGCAGGCTCCAGCAATACGACGTTCAGAGGAGCAACGTCGTCCGCCGCGATAACCAGTGGAAATGCCGTGCGCTGATGGGCGAGGCGTAGTTCAGATTCGCTCTGGTAGGTTGCGACGACTGCGTCGTTCTCGATCTTGGCTGCGTACACGATTCTGTCTCGCTCAGTAGTGAATCAGGGTGCTGCCGGCGTTCCAGTAGCAGGAAGGCCCCGTGGCGACCTGACTGCCGGTGTTTCCGGGATCGACGTGCTTGCCGACCAGTAGCAGCCTCTTTCCGTCACCAGCCACTTGGGGGTAGTAGTCGTCGAACCCGGAGGGCTCATTGGCCGACGAGCTGGTGTCCAGAAAATAGGCGCACAGCAAGAGCGCGCTCTCCGCTGCGAAGACACTCGGTGCCTCGTAAGTCGACCCTCCCGGCGTGCCCGTGCTGTACTCCTGACCCAGCACCGTGATCGACCGGCTCGGCCGAAAGCACAACATACGAAAGGCGCTGGAGAAGGTGCTCGACCCTTGAAAGGTGTACGTAGAAGGCGGAGTGCCCTCGATGAGCCTCGAGAAGCAGTAGCCGCGCAGTCGGCCAGATGGGGTGGTAGCCGGACCTGCTGAGTAAACCTCGTCCCACCCTGCCGGTGGAGACACGACCCGAGCGGAGGTGAGCGCAACAAAGCACAGCAGGAGGTCACCATTCTGTGCGCCGGAAGGAACCGGCACTGAATGGTTCTGGGTACTGGAAGCCGTGAAGGTGGTCGTGCCGATGAACCTCGGAACGAGCTCTGACTGCGCGCCCATCAAACCGAGTAGCCACGGCGTCATCACGCCCCCCGCTTCTGCGCCACGACGACACCGTTCGAGCCGCCGTCCGAGGTAACCCACGTCAGCAACCACGACCCGCTCGAGAGCGTCGGCGCCATACCACCTGCCCAGGACCATCCGGCCGGCAGGGTCAGAGCCCCCGACGTCCACGCGACCTCGACGACGAACCCGAAAGCACGGCTGGCCGGCACGTTACTGATCGTCGGCGTCCAGGCGCCGGACATGCTCTTGGTGAAGTAGGTGCCGAGCGCGCAGTCGATCGTCGTGCCGGCACCCACCGCCACCACGTTGTGCTGCAGCGGCCCATTGGCGTAGATCGACCCTGTCAAGGTCGGGCTGGCCGAAGGAGCCTTCGTGTTCAGCGCCGCTGTGAACTCCGTGACGATCTTTGCGAGCGTGTCGTAGGCTGAGGCCACCCCATCGCGGATGGCGCTCAGGAAGCTGGCCTGCTTGGTTGCGTCGCTGGTGTTTTCGACGTTGCCCAAGCCCACGTCCGAACTGTTCAGCGTGACCGCCCCGGTCCTGCCCGCGACAGACTGCACGGGTGCTGCGGCAGCGGCTTCGGCCGCCGACGTGTACTGGGGGTGCGGGTCGCCTGCGGACTCGTGCGCAGAGACGGCGCTCGCTGCGGCGCCCGCGGTCTCGTAACTGCCTGCGGCCTGCTTACCGTCGAGTGCGCTCTGCAGGCCGGTGACGTCGGATATTGCGTGCGTGTGGGCGCTGGGGGTGAACATCGAGGGCTTGTCAGTGATGCCGGCCCAAGTCGTCGTACCTGGGTCACCTTGCGGGCCTTCTGGGCCTTGCGGGCCGGTGTCGCCCGTATCACCTTTCGGGCCCATCTCACCCTGCGCGCCCTGCGGTCCCTCCGGACCCTGTGGTCCGACAAGGGAAGCGAGCCACGCCGCTTCGTCCCCCACGAACCCTTCGGCAATCGCGATGTCGTACGCCGACGGCCCCTCATTCCCCTGAGGCCCCTGTTCGCCGGCCGGCCCGACGTCGCCGGGGTCTCCTTTCGGGCCCGGATCACCCTGCGGCCCTGCCGGACCAGCCTCACCCGTCGGGCCCTGGACACCCTGAGGCCCCTGCGGCCCAACAAGCGATGCCAGCCATGCCGACTCGTCGCCCGAGAAGCCATCGGCAACAGCAACCTCGTAGGCAGAGATCCCGGCTTCACCCTGCGGCCCAGATTCGCCCTGCGGACCGACGGGGCCTTGGATGTTTCCGACGTTCTCCCAGTCAGTGCCATTCCAGACGTACAGGTCGCCGGCAATCAGGTACCCGTCACCAGGCGAACCGCTCGCCGGTAGGTCACCGGCGCTGGCCAGCGAGCCGAGGATTCTCAGACCGGCACCCGTTTCTCCCTGCGGACCTTGTGGCCCCTGTGGGCCTGTTGCTCCAGCCGGACCTTGCTCCCCTTGCGGGCCAGCGAGACCTTGCTCCCCTTGTGGACCCGCCGGGCCAGCTGGCCCCTGCTCGCCTGTTACGCCTTGAGGCCCTTGAAGCCCGGCGGGACCCATCTCTCCTGCGTCGCCCTTCGGGCCTTGTGGCCCGACCGGCCCTTGAGGTCCTGCCGGCCCTACCTCACCCTGAGGGCCGACGGCACCCTGTGGCCCCTGTGGCCCAGGACTGCCCTGGGGACCCTGAGGCCCCTGCCTGACGACTTCGATTACCTGGGGAACAGGCGTCTCGATAACGACGGTGTCGCCCGCCTCCGAAACGATCACCGTCATCGCGTCACCTCAGGGCTGACGCACACCGACCCTTCAACCAGGCGAGTCACGAAACCATCGGCGCCGTCGATCTTGATGTCGTACACCGCGGCACGTGCCGGAAGCTGCCCCGTGTCGGACGCGGGGATCAGCAACGTGACCTCGCCTGCCAAGGCATCGAACGATAGGCGGCCGTTCTCGGTCGAGCATTCCAGCAGCACGTCGTCCGCATGAACCGAGCGTCGGATCTGCATCCGTCCAGTCGCCCCAGTCAGGTCGACGGGATCTCCCTTGGCAAGCCATCGAAAGACGCGCCGAAACGTAGCTCCTTGCTTGATCTCGAGGTCGTACCGTGGCGTCACGTGCTGCCTCCCGCGACAACACTCGCCACTCGCCGGGAGGCTGCGCCCGCGCTCGGTGCAGGCCCAGCCAGTGCGGTCGACCGAAGCTCGACGCCAAGCGCTTGCGCGAACGCGCTGTAGTGCGCCTGGGCGCGAGCCATCACGCCAGCAAACTCCGCGTCTTTCGAGAATGCGCGGAACAAAACGTAGTCCAGCAGCGCATTGGCGTAGATATCGGGCAGCGCGATGTTGCCCACCACGTCGGCATGAGTTGCGCTTGGCGAGGCCGGCTCGGCAATCAGGGTAGGAATCGCCGCGTAAACGAGCTCCAGAGACGCGCCGACCAGCGCGGGCGGGTAGACGTGGAAACTCCTCGGATCGCGCGGGTCGAACATGAAATGAACCGCCTCCGTCGCACCAGGCGCTACGTGCCAGCCCGGCACCTGGGCGTCCAGCAACTCCTTGTCGCAGACCGACACGGCGCGCTTGGCGCCCGCGCCGTTGCGTACGACCTCGAGCAGCTTCGCACCGCCTGCAGGGATCTGCTGCCTGGCACCGGGAACCAGGCTCACGGAGGCCGTCGTGGCCGTGCTGTCAGGCCGGTGCATCACGACCTCGCGCTGACCGTCGTTCAGATACCTGACCAGCTCTGCGACCGGCCACCGAACCGACACCGGGTCCTGCAGCGTGTCGACCGCGCGGCGAATAACGGATGCGGCAGTCACGGCCATCAGCACCACCTCACGTTCGCGCGCGGCACCTGATTGGTGCTCCCCCGAAAAGCATCAACCGCATGACCGTTGATTGCTGTCTCGAAGTCGGCGCGTGCAACGGCCGCCAGATCGGGCCGATAGAACTGGGTGTCGGGAACCATCAGCAGCTCGGCCTTCGCGCCGAAGGCGATCGCCTCGAGATAGCGACGGGCAAGTCGATCTGGAACGCCCGCCGCGTCATGCCGAGGAAGCAGGGAGACCTGAACCTGCAGGACATCGCCTTCGCCCTGCACGCCAGTCAGGGTGAAGGTCTGAAGATCCCCCGAAATGAGGGATTGCGCACCGTTGTCGTTTCTCTCCCAGTCGACCGATTCGAGCCGATAGGAGGTCACGTCGAACGGGTTGCCGTTCCGAGTCGCGCGTTCGATCCTGAGCAATTCCGTCTTGGCAGGGAGCGCGAAGTCGTAGAGCTGCCGCGGGCCTGCGCGCGTTACCTGTGGCTCCAGCCATTCGATCCACGCCCTCGTCCGGCGCAGGAACTCCCGGGCCGCACGACACACGGCGTGCTCGATCACCGGCACGGGCGCGGTGCGCGCGTACCTGGCGATCTCCGGTAGCCATGCGCTCCAGGGCGTCATGCCTTACTCCGAAGCCGGATTCTTCCGGGGACGTCCGCGACGCGGGGCCGGCGGCGTGTTTGCCTCG